ACAGCGCAACCTCAACGACATCCACTCGATGGGTATCGAGGCTGTGGTCGCGCAGAACCAGCAGACCAACCTCGCAAACGAACTTCAGGAGACGAACGAAACTGACGACAGCGGCAACTCGTAACGAATCGTTCCTCGCAGACACCCTCCAGACGGTGCGGTTTTCAGTACACAACAATGCACGCGAACGTTTCGATACGGGCCGGACGAACGCCCCCCAGCGCTCCGAGGGCACGAGACGCGAGGAGCAAGCTGATATCAAAAACAACCTCATGAACGAGACTGACGGCTGCCCTGCGACGAACCGACACGGTGAGCCGTGCGGCCATCCTGCGGGCTGGGGAACTGACAATGATACCGGGGCGTGCAAATTCCACGGCGGCAAGGGTGGTGCGCCCGAGGGCAATGATAACGCTGTCACAGTCGGCGCCTATCGAGAACAATACATTGAGCACTTGCCGAAAGAGGACAAGAAACTCATCCGAGAAGGGCAGCAACTACTCTCGGATGACGCGACTGCGCAGGAGATCGGCGAAATGGCTGCCTCGCTCGCACTGCAGAAATTCAGGGAGTCGGGCGATGAGAAGTTCCTTCGTCGTTTTGAGTCCCTCTGTGACACGTTCGAGATTGCGCCCGAAGATGTCCAGCGCCACGAGCACGCCGGCGGTGAGGGGGAGGCTATCCAGTTTGACGTTACGCGAACGGTCGTGAGCACTGATGAGCACAAGTAACCAGATTGAGTTCCAGTACGCCGGCTATCAGGAGGCGTGCATTGACGAGCTTGAGGCGGGCGACTCCGACCTGGTCGTCCTCCGAACTGGGTATGGCGGCGGCAAGTCGTACACGGGCGGGCAGTGGATCCACGAGGGCAGCATGGGCTGGCTGCCGGGGTCGCCGGCGCTCGATCACGGCGAAAGTCTCGTGCTTGCGCCCGACTTCCAGAAAGGCGGCCCCGCAACGTACCGTGTCTTTTTCGAGACGCTGCCCGGTGAGAATACGGTCCCCGACGACGCCGGCGGGGATCCCGAGAACAGCTCAATCGTTGCCGGCTACAATCGCAATAAGCGCCGAATCACGTACGTCTCGGGCCACGTCGTCCGACTCGGCAGTGCCGACAAGTGGAACCGCTACGCCGGCTCTGAGTTCCACCGAATCTGGATGGATGAACCGGGTCACTACGACACTACCAACCTTTACGACCTACACGAGATGCTCATCTCACGCCAGCGCACCCAAGCGGGGCCGAACACATCGTTCTGGACCTCAACTGGCAATGGATTCAACCAGTTTTACGACATCACAGAGCGGCGCGTTGACTCGGACGACGGTCAGCTTCCGTGGGGCGACTCGATGTCGGTCTTCGTCAAGTCGAGCCTGCAGAATCCATTCCTCCCGGAGGACGCCAAGGCGAAGCTTCGCCGACAGTTTGAGGGGACCGGCCGGGAGGAGCAGGCACTCCATGGCGGGTTCGCGGCGGCCGAGGGCTTGGTATACGACCAGTTCACGCGACAGCGCCACGTCCGACCGCGCGACGAGATTGAGCTGCGTGACGACTGGCGGATGTACGGCTACGACTACGGCTGGCAGGATCCGCGGGTCATCATCGAGTACGGTAAAACTCACGCAGACCAGTACGTCGCCTGGGATTGCTACTACGAGCATGGCCGGCCTGTCGAAGATGCGATTCGATGGCTTCAGAGTAACGACAAGCCTCTCGGGCCGATTTACTGCGACCACGACCCCGAACACATCGACAAGTTCCGGCAGGCCGGGTACGGTGCTCGCGCGGCAACCAAAGACCTCGACGAGGGCATCAGCGAGGTTCAGGCCGTCCTCGAAGTCGACGCGGAGGTCGGGCCGGGACTGCTGGTCGTCAAGGACCTGGTCGAGTTGATTCAGGAGTTTCAGAGCTACAAGGAGGACGACGTCGGGACGAGTCGCGCCGAAGACCACTGTCTCGACGTGACTCGGTACGCCGTGATGGGCGACCGATACGGCGATAGCGATAAATCTATTCGCCGCCGGTCGGGCGGCTCGCCATCCCGAGGGAGTTTCCAATGAGTACGAACACAGGCATCATCCGCGGTCGCATCGAGGCGCTCCAGCAGCGACTGTCGCAGTCCGTCGAGACGGTCAGTCGCAAGTCGCGCATCTTCATCGAGAGCAGCGATGTCGACGACCTGAACCCGCCCGAGGACATCGACGAGTATCACAACCACTACCGCAAAGTGGGCATCGTTCGTGGGAACATCAACCAGTTCGTCCGTGACGTGGTCGGCCCGGGCGTCCGGGTTGAAGCAGACGATGAGACGACCGCGGCCTACTTTACCGGCGAGTGGGATGGCAGTACACCAGACTGGGCACCGGCGGGTGGCTTTCTCGACAACTGCGCAGTTATCGCTGGCGAGCGTCACCAGCCGTTCTATCCGTATCTCAAAACCTCGGTCGTCCAGAAGTACACTCGTGGGACTGTTCTCCACGAGTACCTCAAAAGCGACGACCAGCAGGACGACGTCGAATTCCAAATTCAGGGGTTCAAGCACATCCGGCCAGAGACGGTATCGGCTCGGACGCACGCGAACACGAACATCCTCGTCGGACCTGATGAAACTGACCTCGACCTCGATAGCGACGAAATCACGCCCCGACGCGAGGCGGCGGCCTATGTCCAGTTCGATGACAGCAGCATTGTCGGCACCCGGCGCGGCGGCCTCGACAAAGACGAAGTCCCGCTCTCGCAGAACGATGTGCTCAAGCAGGTCAACGACCCGGATGTCGGCGGGGACTCAGCCATCGAGGACGGTGTGTTCGGCGACCCGCCACTGGCGGCAGTATCCGAGGACGTCGAAGAGTACCGTGAAATAAAGCGCGACCGAGCGCGGGCCATCAAGACGAAGGCATACGGGGTGTGGTCGGCCCAGTTTAATACTGAGGTCACAGAGGCTGGCACCGAGATCATCCTCGAAGAGTGGGACGGCGAGGAGCAAAACGAATGGATCGACGATGTCGGCAACCTGGGGCCAGGTGACATCATCGGCCACGACGGCAGCATCGAGCTTGACCAGTGGGAGCCGACAGTCCCCGACCTGAACGACGACCTGATGCATCTCGCCGACGACATCCTCGCAGCGCTGCCTGCTCCGAAGTTCCTTACGGCCCACGGCGAGCAGGTGACTCAGCACGTCACCAACGAGCAGAGTGAGGGCTATCACGACCTCGTCGAGGAGGAGCGCAAAGCACAGGAACGAGATTGGACGCAGGCGTTCCGCGAGGTCGCAAAGCGCCATCCGCGACTTGACGCCCAGGGCATCCAGGTTCGCATCCGTCCGCCGGAGTCAAGTAACCCCATCGCCGAACTGGATGATGAGCAAATCGAGAAGATGGAGCAGTTCATGTCGGCGCTGAACAACGGTCTCGGGGATGTGCCGATTGACTTGGTACTCGATGTTGAGGAGTTCCTGATGACGACAATGGACATCCCCGAAGAGGCGTTCGCGTCGGGTGGCGAGTCGGCCGTCGACGAGTCGAATCCGCAGGTGCAGGAGATGGCCGAAGAGTTGACGGGAGAACTCTCCGGGAGCGATGACGAATGAGCGCAACCGCCACCACCCGCCACGACAACATCATCGAACGGGCCCGCGAGCGTGACGAACCGACGCGGACCCAGACACTTCGGACACGGTATCAGCAACGCCTTCGTGGGCGATGGGCAGATATCATGGCGGCGCTCCGGACAGCCATCGTCGAGAACGATGTGTTTGGTCTCCGGACCGAGGCGCTGGTCGACCCTCCACGCGGATTCGACTTCGAGCGGGACGCCGACAAACAGCGCGCCTTTGCGCGGTGGCTGGACCGACAAACCGACCGGGAAATCCTCCAACAGTTCGGACAAGATAACCAGTTTATTACGCGAGCCTACGAGCGCGGACTCACGGACGCCGCCACGGAGCTGAATGCACTCGGCGGGCTTGGCGACATCAGCACGTCGACGATTCGTCTCCCCGTCCATCGCGACCAACTCGAGGCGTTGTTCACACGGAACCTCACCGCGCTCGAAGGGATGACCGATGCGACGGCAACGCAGATGCGCCGGGAACTCGCCGAGGGGCTTGCGGGTGGTGAGTCACCGACCGCTATCAAAGACCGCTTGGCCGACCGCATTGACAAGATCGGCAAAACTCGTGCCGAGACCATCGCCCGGACTGAAATCCAGCACAGCCACAACCGAGCGCGGGCCACAGAGTACGAGCGGGCGGGGGTTGACCAGGTCGACATCGTCATTGCCAACGATGCCTGTCCCGAGTGCCAGGCGCTCAAAGCCGGTGCACCGTATCCGATTGAGAAGGCGGGCGGGCTGCTGCCGCTGCACCCTTCGTGTAGGTGCGCGTTAGTGGTTCACACGGACTAATCGCAAGACTTAGACGGCTTTAGAATAAATATGTATTCAACTAAGCGTGGGATTCCGCCGGTACAGAAATCGGACGGTGCTGGAACACCGCCCGCGCCTGGTGCCTCACCAAGCATGATGCAATTACCGATTGGCGCTTATCAAACCTCCGTCAGTGTATGCCCAGTTTGTAAGAAAGAACTCGCCTCAGCAAAAGGACTCGGCCCACACGTCCGAGCGACCCATCCAGATATTCATACAACGACCGAACGAATACGCAACGACTTCAACGCCAACCCGGACGACGTACTCAACGCGCTGCACAACGCCGCCGGGTTGACAGTGCAGGAAATCAGTGAGCGGTTCGGCTACCATCGTGAGCAAATCGCCGAGTCGTTTGAGTTGCTCGGCGTTGAACGCGACGACCGGCCAGGGCTACAACAGAATTGGGAGGATCGGCCGGAAGAGGCGCGTATGTGGAATAAGACGAACGCTTCGCTTGGTGCTGCGGGTCGTAAAAAAAACGGGATGAAAGGCGTCACCGGGCAGGACCACCCAAACTGGCGTGGTGGGAAATCACTGTATCACGCGATTGTGGCCCAACTGCCTGGACCGTCGTGGCGGACGCTACGGAAACAGCACCGGGGCAACGACTGCGAGATGTGCGGGAGCAGCGACCGGGAACTGCACCTGCACCACATCGTCCCGGTGTTGTCTGGGGGCACCAACGAGCCGTGGAACTTTCTGACGCTCTGCCAAGAATGCCACACAGCTGTGGAGTGGCGGACCCGCGAATTCGCCGACCCTGTTCTTGCCGAGTAACGCTGCCGCCGAACTGCCGCTGTGCTCTCGTCGTCTATACAACGAACACATGACTCTCGAAACACTCCAGACTGGGACGGCCACCGTCTCCGGTGATGCGACCTTCGACGACGGCCCGTGGACAGTGCACGGTGTCGCACAGGCAAGTGAGGTCACGCAGGGTGTCAGCGGCAAGCGGCGGTTCTGGCCGTCTGAGGTCTTACGGGACGCCGTCGAGAAACTCGAGTCGACGCCGCTGGTGTCCCCAGACGACCACGAGGACCTGACACAGGGTCAGCCGGACCCGACGACGATTATCGGTGAGGTGACCGACGCGGCGTTCGACGAGACACGCGCAGCACTGGTCTATCAGGCGGAGATTGACGACCCCGAGTTCGCAAAACTCGCGGCTCGCGGTCGTATCGATGTGTCTCCGTCGGTCGCACTCCGTGCCGGCGACCGCGACGAGGAGCGCGACGCCCAGCGCGTCGCCGAAGTCCTCGAGTACCGTGACCTCGCTGCCGTGACCGAGGGCGCACACCCGAGCGCGTCGATTAATCTCGGCACTGCCGAGGCACTCTCTCGGCAGTTCGGGGTCTCGGTTGACGCTCTGCAACGTCAGCAGGCCCGGACGCCCGCATACCGCGGCACCGAGGACAGCGAGTGGTCAACACCGACGCTGGTCGACTATCTCCGCAACTACGACACGCTCCCCGCACCAGACGAGGTGAACAGCGTCGGCGACCTCACGCAAGACCAGCGCTCGCTCATCGCCAGCAAGTCGCTGCTGGGCACACCATCGGGAGAGACACTCCGCGAGGTTCGGTTTTTCCCGGTCGTTGAACCGAGCACCGACGCATTGAATCGCCGCGCTCTGGGGGCCGTGCGGTCAGGGCGCGGAGAACAAGCTGAGATTCCCGACGACGCGCTCGCCAATGCCCAACAGCGCGCGGGCGAGTTGCTCGTCGAAGAGTTCGACAGCGATATCGATATTGAAACTATGGCAGACGTTAGCGAACTCGCTGAAGGACGACTGGTTCGGTGGCCGTCGACAGGTGACCGACCAGCCTACGGGATGATTGACGAAGTCCGGACAGACGGCGAACCTGCCCTCGACGAGGCGATTAACGGGGAGCAGCGCGTTACCAGTCCTGCCGCACTCATCGAAGTACACCGCCCTGATGGTGACGGTGGCTGGCAGCCGAGCGGGACGATGGTCGGGCACAAGCCCGATACGCTGACTATCATCGACGACCTGCCGGACCCAGAATCGCTTGCTAACTCCTGGGGTGGCGATGACGGCCCAGACGGCGGTATGGGCCAGAGCACCCCGGCCACTGATTGGAGGACAATCATGTCTGACAACCTAACTGACAAGGAACGCGAGCTCCTCGCGGCCGCTGGCCAGAAGGACGACCCTGTGGTCGTCGAGGCCGGGGTGCGCGAGCGGCTCTCCGAACACGACGAACTGCTCGACGACGCCGAGTCTACCGAGGACCCGGTCGTCGTTGAATCAACCAACTACGACGCGCTGCAGGAGCGCGTCAGCGAAGTGCGAGACGTACTCTCCGAAGCCCTCCAGGAGCGGACTGGTCTGTCGGACGCTGCCATCAAGGCGATGCCGTTTGAGGCGCTTGCGGCAGAGTTCGAGACCGACGACGGCGACCTCGATGTCGAGGCACTGACGCAGTCGCCGGAAACAGGGAGCGGTCCGTCGGGGGACGGCGGCACTGACGGGCCGACTGACGAGGACCTGGAGCGACTCGGCGAAATCAAGACCAAACTCGACACAGTGGGAGACGCACTCCCCGACTCGCGTGTCGAGGCACTCCGTGAGGAGGCGACTTCTCTCGCGGAGACGGACGACTACGCGGCCGCTATGGAGGTGCTCTGAACATGGCAACCAACGAAGGGCAGGCCGGAGGCTCCAGCACGGAGACCATCGGCTACGACGACAGCAGCGACACGACCAGCCCCGGCGACGCTGTCGGCATCACCAGCGGCGAAATCGAACCCGGGACGGATACCGAGAACGTCCTCGGTGTTCGCGCTCGGGGGCGAGCGACCGAGGACGGCACCATCGCACCGGTCCACGTCAGCGGCCCGTGTGTCGCTGCAGTCGAGGGGTCTGTCTCCGCTGGAGACGACCTGGACTTCGGAACGACCGGTGCGGACGGCGAACTGGAGACAACTGCGGGAGGACCAGCCCACGCCCTCTCGGACGAAAACGGCTCGTGGCGCGGCCAGACCGCGCCTGCGGGTTACGCGTGGGTGCTCCTGTGAGGTGATTAGATATGCCACTTACTGCATCCGATGTCATCAGCGACGATGACGTGCGCGCAATCGTCGAAAAGATTCGCAATCAGTACTACCAGGCCCGACGCGCCTTCCGCGGCTACGACGCGACGAACAACGACAGCAACTCGGTCGAGTTCCCCGTGTCCGACTCCGACTTCGACGGCAACGTGGCCGAGGTCCCGCCTGGCAGCGAGTATCCTCGCTCCACAAAGGACTACGACACTGTGTCGGCGGCCCACACCAAGTACGGGTTCGAGGTCGCAATCCCCGACGAAGATGTCGAGGACTCGGTCATCGAAATCACGATGGACCACGAGGAGGACATGATTCGCGCCGAGGAGCGGCGGATGGACTCTATCGCGTTCAACATCCTCGATGCCAACACCGGCACGACGGTCAGCGGTGCGTCGACGAGCTCGTGGGACTACGACGACTTCACGGCGGCACGCCAGGGGGCGTTCGACAACGAACTCGCGCTCGGAGAAGTGGAGGTGTACGTCGCAAGTAACGCCGTGTCCGAAATCCTGCAGATTGACGAGTTCACCCAGGCCAGCGAACTCGGCGATCAAGTCATCGAGCAGGGCATCCTCCCTGGCGGCGACATGACCGCGCAAGGGTTCCTCGGGACCATCGCCGGCCTGCCAGTCTATGTGTCGAACACGGGCGACTTCTCGCAGTACACCGGCTACCTTGTCGACACCAGTCAGTTCGGCTGGGAGTCGACCCGCCGCGACCTCGACGTGACGGTCTACCGCGAGGAGAGCAAAGAGCAGGACGTGTTCCAGATCGACCAGCGCGTCGACTTCCTGGCGACGAGAAGCCAGGCGGGCCTCGAAATCGACGCGTAAACTCTGCGCCCGGATACAGCCGTTCAATCATGCCAACAACTGCAGGCACATCCCCGGACGACGTTCGAGTCGAGATTGAAACCGGGCTCAAGGATGGCGCAATCAGTAACATCCTCACCCGTGTCGATCGGGAGATTGACCGCGCCTACAGCACGCCCGACTTCCAGAACAGCCAGCACCGGCAGGACTTCGAAGCGGCGCTGGCGGCACTCCGCATCGCCGAAGGCCGGGACCGTCGCGCGAGCGAGGCATCGACAGGCGGGGTGCGGACCGACTACGAGGCTGCCGAAATCGACCAGCTCCGAAAGCGCGTGCGTCGCGACGACCCTGGCGACGAGTTCGGCCACGCCGGCACCATCAGCCGGGATAGCGGCCGGAACATCTCCACAACCTGACCATGGACCACGCCTTCGAGCGCCACCTCGATGCCGAGTGTTCCATCACCCGCCGGTCTAAGACTGGCGAGAACGCCCTCGGCGAACCCATCTACGGGGACACCACTACCGTCGTCAGCGGCGTGGCGTGTCACCTTGAGGACCGGGGCACCGAGTTCGTCCGTGAGGACTCCGGCGAACGGGTGAACCGCCCGGCGACGGTCCGCCTGCCTGCCGGGACGGACGTCCAGGAGGGCGACACACTCGACATCGACGGCGAGTCAACCGACTACGAAGTTCGGGGGGTGGAACGCCACCGCGATCACCGTCACGATGTCGTCGGCATCAGCGCCACCGTGGAGCGTGTTGACTGATGCGCGCCGAACTGACGTTTGACGGGGGCGACCTCACGCCGACCGAGTTGGTGAACGCACTCGACGATCTCGAGGGGAGCGCCGGGGAGCACCTGGAGACGGCAGCCCAGGAGATCGCATTCGAAATCGAGGGCGATGCGACGGAAAACGCCCCAGTCGGTGTGAGTGGTAATCTCCAGTCGAGTCTCCGGTCTACCGTCGACTCCGTTGGCGAGACCCTCCTCGAGATACACGTTGGCTCGACCGCGAATTATGCAGCTGCTGTAGAGAAGGGAACCGACCCACATTTTCCACCGCCCTCGGCACTTCGAGACTGGGCGCGGTCGGTGCTTGGCGACGAGGACCTCGCCTACCCGGTTGCCCGCAGTATCGCCGAGAACGGCACCGAAGCACAGCCGTTTCTCGAACCGGCGTTCGAAGACAATCTCACGTTCATCGTTGACCGCATCAACGACGCGGTCGAGCAGGCAATCCAAGAGGCACTATTCTCGTGAGCCGAAGTGTCGACCTCCAGAAGGAAGCCATCAACCGATTAGGCGCGGCGCTTCCAATCCCAGCCGACAATGTCATCCCGGTACAGATTGCTGCCCAACGGGACGACCTTGACTCCCGTGTCTCGGTCGGGGCGACGATAACCACCGACCGGGGCAACAAGCTCGAAACCGCTTCGGGCCGGGTCCGCGTTATCGTCGATGGCACTGAGTCCTACGTCGCAGCGAACGGCACGAAAGGACTCTCCGACATCCAGGCGGCGGTCGTCGATGAGTTGACCAGCCACTCCCCGGCGTGGGGGGCTAATGGCGTGTCAAACCAAGACCCAGTATCGTTCGACGATAGCGTGAACCGACACCTCGGGATTGTTGAAACGACCCACGAGCGCACTGACATTCATCCAACACACCAACCATAAGATAACCTATGAGCGCATCAGACGTGGTCCAGGGGCGTGTCTACAACGTCAGCATCAACAGCACGCAACTGGACCTGATAGCGGACGAGTCGTTCAGTTTCGACGCCGGAGAGGACGTATCGTCGTTCGACCTGGCGACCGCAACAACCACACAGTCCATCCCCGGCAATTCCGACCCACAACTCTCGTTCGACCTTCATATGGAGACAGCGAGCAAAACGGGCCTGGAGGAACTCGGCGTCATCGATGCCAGCGGCAATTACCAGTTCGACAAATCCAGTCGTGAACAGTCAACTGTGACTGTCGAAGTACTTGATGCCGAGTCGGGCAACGTCGAGGTCACACACGAGTTCACTGATGTCCTGTTCGAATTCAGCGGAATAGACGACGGCACGCCGGTTGAAATGTCTGCGACCGGGCACGTCAACGGTGACGCAACCATCGCTGTCAACAAAGGGGGTGCGTAATCAATGAGTGCATCCGATGTGGTTCAGGGCCGTGTGTACAGCGTTTCTGTGGGCGGCACGGCACTGGACCTAATAGCGGACGAGTCGTTCAGTTTCGACGCCGGGGAGGACGTATCGTCGTTCGACCTGGCGGCCGCAACAACCACGCAAAGCATCCCGGCGAACGCCGACCCGCAAATCTCGTTTGACCTCCACATGGAATCAGCGAATCAGGCGGGGTTAGAGGCACTGGGTGTTGTCGATGCGAACGGGGAGTACCAGTTCGACTCCGGGACTCGGCAAATCGACCCCGTCACGGTTGAGGTGCTCGATGCCGAGTCAGGGACCGTTGAAGTGAAACACATCTTCAATAACGTACTCTTCGAATTCAGCGGAATAGACGACGGCACGCCAGTCGAGATGTCCGTCACCGGGTACATCAACGGCGACGTAACGATTGCGGATAACAAGACAGCCGCCTAATCATGAGTGATACTGCCGAACTCGCTGGCAACTACGCTGTCTCGGGTGGCGACGGGGACCCGGAGTTCGTCGCGGAACGTCTCGAAGAAATGCAGGAGGAGGCGACTGTCGAGCAACAGCAGACGGTGGAGTTCAGTGAAACCAAAGCCAAGCTCGAACAGAAGCGAGACCGCCAGCGCCGAATCATCGATGTCATGGACGAACCCGTCGAGTTTCGCCCGGTCGGCGGGCGTGTCGCACAGGAGGCGATGTCGCTTCGACAGCGGGCGTTCGAGGGTGACGACCCCGAGGCCGAGGGGGAGCTGATTGACCTCGTGTTCGACACACTGGCCGAGTACAGCGTTGACCCCGAGATGAATACCGACTGGTGGGCGGGGTTCCCGGTGCCGGTCGTGCAAAAGACGTTCGAGTCGCTGGTCATGTCCGACATGGACGCGAGCGACCGGGCGGCGGTCGAGGAGTTTCGCGGCGAGTGACTACGGGCAGGCTTATCATGACCTGCTCGCCCAGTTCGGCAAGACTGCCGACGAGTGGGGTGAGTTGCCCCCGGATGTGCGACATTTTCACGAGACGGCGTATCGAGAGCAACAGAGACGCGCTAAACAGCATGATAAGAGATAATGAGTCTCGGTGAGAACTTCAACCTTGAGGGGTTCTTGCGGCTGAACTCGCAGGACTTCAACGAGGGCATCAATGACGCCGAACAGGAGACCGAGGAGTTTGGCACCCAGACCGCCCAGACAGCCGACAAGGTAGAGCGGAATCTCGGGGAACGTTTCTCGGCGGTCGGCGAGTCTGTCCGTAACACTGGACTTGCGATGAGTGCAACCATCACCCCCGCGCTTGGTGCAATTGGACTCTCCTCGGTACAAGCGGCGAGTAAAGCCGAGGAAGCTGAGGCGCGGTTCAACTCCGTCTTTGACGAAACTGGCGACCGTGTCGAAACCTTCTCCGACGAGTTCGCTGAGAAAATTGGGCGTAGCGAACTCGCGATCGAGAACATGGCGGCAAACTTCGGTTCAATTCTGAACCCAATGACGGACAGCGAAGACAAGGCCGCGGACCTGTCTGTGGAGTTTACCAAACTAACACAAGACCTCGCGTCCTTCGAGAATCGTGATCCCGCACAGGTGCAACGGGACTTGCAGAGTGCGCTTGCTGGGTCGTCCGAGACAATGCAGAAATACGGCGTCTCGTTGGATGTCGCCCGCGTTGAGCAAGAGCTACTCAACATGGGTATCAAAGGGGGACGGGAGGAGGCCACGCGAGCACAAGAGGCACAGGCCCGGCTGAACGCTATCGTTGAGGATACTCAGTCAGCACAGGGCAACGCGGCAGAAACCTCCGAGTCGTTCGCCAACCAGCAACGGGCACTCCGGGGCCGGATTCGGGACCTGCGTGTTGAGTTTGGTGAACAACTACTCCCGGTCGCAAAGGAGGTGCTCGATGTGTTCTCAGGGTTCAGCGAACGGTTGACCGGGCTGAGTGACAGCACACAGCGCACGATTGCGATAGTCGGGGGGCTTGCGGCGGCACTGGGGCCGGTCTTAGCAATCCTCGGACAGCTGGCAATCAGCATCGGTGGTCTCGTTGGACCACTCGGGTCCCTGGTGGGGACGTTCGGCGGACTAACGACCGTTGGCACCGCGCTCGCCGGCGTCCTCGGGACGGTCGCAACAGCACTCGGCCTTCCGTTCGCAGCGGTCGCTGTCGCAGCGGGCGCGCTCGTCGCGGCAATCGGTGGCCTCGTGTTCATCTTCCGCGATGAACTACTCACAATTTTACAGACTGTCACTGGGTTCATTTTGGACGAGGTGGTGCCGGCGGTGGTTGGGGTCGCCGAGGATGCAATCCCGGCGCTAATCGATGCCGGAGGAATGACAGTCGACATCCTCGGGGACGTGGTTGAGGCACTGGAGCCTGTCGGTGAACTCGCCGCCGATGTCGGTGAACGAGCGGCCGATTTGGCTGCTGATATTGCAGACACACTCGAACCGGCAGTCTCGGATATCGTCGAGATGCTTGAGGTGTGGGCTGGTGTGTTCACAGACGATATCCTGCCAGTAATACAGGACGCTATTGATGTCGCCAGCGGGTTAGCCAACACACTCGCCAACACATTAGAGCCGGCAGTTGGCCCTGTTGTCGGTGCGTTAGAAACGTTGGTGGGTGTGATAGAATCCGCCGTTCTGACTGCATTCGAGGGGATTCAAGAGGCAATCGGAGTGGTAACGGACTTGCTTAGCGGTGATTTCGAGGGGGCACTAAACTCCGCGAAAGCCGTGGCCGGGACTGCTATCGACGCTATCGCGTCTGCGTTTGGGGAGTTGCCGGACATCATCGGTGGATTGACCGGGGCTGTCACCGACGCGATTATCGCGCTGTTCCCCACGAGTCTCGATGAACTGGCGGGCGTGGCTGGAACACTCGATGATATCGGCACGGCTGCGATTGATGCGATTGTTGGCGCATTCACATCCGTCGCCGGGGCCATCGCCGGAGTGTTCCCCACGTCACTAAGCGCGGTTGGCAGCGTCGCCTCCGATATGGCGAGTATCGGCGGGTCTGCGATTACTGCGATTGTTGGCGCATTCACCTCGGTTGCTGAAGATGTCGCTGGGCTGTTCCCCACATCGCTGAGTGTACTCGGGAGTGTCGCATCGAACCTGACGAGCATCGGCGGGACCGCCATCGGCAAAATAACCGGCGCGTTCACGCCGGTCATTGGCGACATCGCGGGCTTGTTCCCAACGTCGCTCAGTGACCTCGGAGATGTGGTGACTACGATGTCCGATATTGGGGTTGGGGTTGTTGATGCAATTACTGCGGGGCTTGCGGAGGCCCCGGACCTCTTTTTCGACCTTGTGGAGCTGTTAGAGGATGCTGTTCCGACAGCGTCCAGAGTCGCTGATATCGTGTCGGATATTGGGGGCGACATTGTCAGTGCGATTGCGGATGCTATCACAGACGCGCCGGGCGCAATCATGTCGGCGATTGAGGGGCTGATTAATGATGGAATTGGGGCAATCAATGATTTGGCCCCCAATCTGACAGTAGAGCTTCCTGATAACGATGTTGGCCTGCCGGGGCCGTTGCCGAGTGTTGACGAGGGTTCAATTGCGGACACGACGATTATTCCGGACGACCCATTCCCCACACTCGACACGGGTGGGTTCATCGAGTCGGGGGGCCGAGCGACACTGCACGAGGGCGAGCGTGTCGTCCCGGAGGCACAGGTCAGCGACCGTGGCGGCGTTGAAACGACGACAATCGAGCAGATTGTCATCAACGCGGACAGTCAGCGCGGCGGTCGTGAGGCAGCGCGTGGACTGAAACAGGAACTCCGCCGGCAGGGGGTCCGATAGATGCCTGCTGCGCTCTCCGTGGACGGGCTGGAGCTTACAGTATACCCACCGTCCGGACCGTCCACAGACCCGTTGACGACGTGGACGGGGTCGCAACTCGTCGGGTCGCTTGATTTCTCCGCTGGCGTCGGGTCGACTGTCGAGCAGGCCAGTGTCGAGTTGGTTGGCGACCTTGCAATCACGGCGTCGACGGATGCCCTGACGATTCCGACGACAGTGCCAGCAACCGTCACTGGCGGAGATGCCGAGGATATCTTCAAGCCGGGCAACGTCGTCACGGTGGACGTGAACCACGACCTGACGACTGGATTGGAGCGCATCGGCCGATTGCGGATGGCCGACGCGACACTCGCTCTCCGGACTGACGGCGAGACGTTCGAGGCGGATGTGCAACTCGAAAACTGGCTGTGGGCAACACTTCGGGACCGAAACGTTACTGCTCGCATCCGCGACGAACCACTCGATGCAGCACTCCAGCGACTTATCGACCGCGAGGCACCAACACTGACACTGGATTACACCCTCTCAAACAACCCCACTGCGTCGGCCACGTTCGACGCCGAATCTCTCCGGACAGCGATTGTCTCACTTATCGGGTCGCGTGGACAGGCGGTCGCTGACGGGGACACCCTCCGAATCGAGCGTCTGCCGGACAGTACAACCGGAACGTTTGACCTCGCAGACTTGCGGCTGCCGACGAGACAGATTACCGACGACGCCCTTGCGACCCGAGTTCGCGTCGACGGTGGGACGCTTGCGGTGCGTGTTCCCGGCGCTGTCCGGCCCGACGTGTCCACGTTCGTCGGCCTCTTGAATGGTCGACAGACCGTCCGGCTCTCCTCGGCAGTCTCTGAACTGGACCGCGTCGGGCTGCGGACCAAACACAGCGGCGCGGATGGGCAACTCGTTGTCCGACTGCAAGCCGACGATGGCGGCTCCCCAACCGCCCCGGACGACCCACAGCAAGATATTGCCAGTCGCGGCCAGACAGCGTCTTTCGTGAGCCCCGATGGACAGACCGCCTTCGAGTTTCCGGAGCATGATATTCCAGCGCCCGACCCGTGGCTCATCATCGAGCAACAAACAAACGAGCAGTCTCCAACTGGATTTGAAATCGGACTTGGCTCGGACGGGAACGTAGCTGTTACTGACGTGCAATCACGGCAGCCGCTGGTTGTGGAGGTCCGAGACGACGCCGCGACAACCGAGTATGGCCGCCGAGACACACGCATCCGCGATGAGTCACTCTCCTCGTTTGGAGAGTCGCAGACCCGCGCCGAGCAACTGCTCACCCGACGGAACAGTCCGAGTGACGAACTCGTGAGTCCGGCGCTATCAGCCGACGCATACAACGCAAGCCTGCTGGACGCCTACGATATCTCACTGCCACCGTTCGAACTCAGCGAGGCGTTCGTCGTGACTGCCATCCAGACGACCATCGACACGCGACAACTGACTCGATCGCTTACGTTCCGACAACCGCCTGGGTTTTCACAACCATGACAGATAACAACCGAGACATCGGTCGCGCAATCGGCCGTATCTTCGACGAACTGCAAGCACTGCAACGGCGAAACAATCCTGACAGCGACCTTGCTGTTGCTGAATCCGCAAGCGAGGAGTTGGTACTGGCCGACACGACGACTGCGACGGCTAAGACCGGCTCAGCCCGGCTCCTGAAATACAACAATGACTCCTACGGATTCGCGGAATATGATTGATGCACAGCTCTCTCTCGACGCGAACGTCCGGGTTGTAGCCATCTCCCCGGACGGGATGACAGTCGATTGTGTGAGCAACGTCACCTGCGTCGGCGGTCACGAAGCGGTCGCTGAACTGTTGGCAGGCGCACGCCCGACCGTTGACTCCGTCGCGCTCGGGAATGATGGTGGTGCCGGGACGGACACATCGAATCGCTCGCTCAACAACCAGTTGGACACGGTGGCGGCGAACTCGCTGGACTCGTCTGGCGCAACAGCGACCATCCGGGCGTTCGTCCCGTCACTGCTCCAACTTGGGTCGGCGGCCGACCCCGTCGACGAGGTTGGCGCGGTCCTGTCGAGTGGTGACTTACTCAACCACGCGACCATCCCCAGCGTTGACCTCAGTGGGACCGATACCGTGCTGGTCATCGACATTACAATCACAGTCGCAGACGCATGACAGACATCGTTGAAGCATCCACCGACCGCGTTGCATCGGCACTCGCAACTAACGCTGGCCGACACGCCGGCATTAATGACTACATCGTGAGCGAGTCGGACTCGCCGTTTTTCGACCCGCCGATAAACGCCAATCTCACGACAGGGAACCTCAAGGGGTTCCGGCAAGTGTCTGCCTCGAACCCAGGCAGTAGCGACTGGGAATTGACAGTCGAGGGCGGGGAGGCATTTATCGCTGGTGCGTACGTCGCGCGAGATACGCAGACAAGAATTACGGGCGACTTCACGAGCGGCAGCCGAACCATCGGCGTCGGATGGACGGGGACCGGGAACGGTGGGGTTACGACTGATGCGGTCGTCATCAAGCCGACCGACGAGTTTGGCCCCAACAGTCAATATCTCCCCCTGGGGCAACTGCAGGCGCTCGGGGGTGGGGTTACGTACGAAGACCTCCGGCAAACAACGCCGCAAGTGGCTGTTAGTGATACGACGCTCGATTTGGGGGTGGACAGGATTGATTATTCGGAGACGGGGCTCCTGCAGTTCGCCGACGGCAATACTGTTGTCTTCCAACTGGCTCAGGGGTCTATCGGCATCACGAAAAACACCGTCGTTAATGGAGAGTTTGTTGCACGGGAAGACACGGCTCTGGGCACTACAACGATTGACGACATCCTCACCCTGACTGGCCGGACGAGTGACCCCTCGAATCCGGAGAACGGGATGGTCTGGTATCGCTCGGACACTGACGAATTTCGTGTCCAGGAGGGCGGGACAACAAAGACACTTGATACAAGCACAATCTAACAATGGCACAAGAGAGCCTACTCAACACGAACTGGAATAACGGCGACGTAATTGCCCCCTCAGAACTCAACACCCACGGACAGGCCCATCTCGATCTCGACGGCCACGGCGATGCGCTGCACTCGGTGCAGTACGTCAAAGCACTGACGGGCGGCGATGGCATCGACCCCTCGTCTATCGGGGACGGCGACACCGTCTCCGTCGCGTGGGGGGACGCAAACGACCTCGACGCGGACGGGAACGTCACCAGCAGTGGCGGCATTAGTAGTCTCACTGGTGGCATCGGTATCTTGCCAGCCACTATCGGGGACGGCGACACGCTCGACGTTGATTTGAGTGCAATCGCTGGACAGAATCTCACTGTCGATACAACTAATAACGAGTTAGATGCCTCGGGAGCGAGTGGGATTACGTCTCTATCAGGTGGAGACGGTATCTCTCCGGCATCTATCGGAGACGGTGACACGCTGGCGGTCGCGTGGGCCGATGCCAGTGCGCTTGGGGCCGCTGGTGGGTTATTGACCGACTCGCTGACCGTCGCGGGCAACTCTGTTGCACTCGGCGGGTCAACAGGTATCAGTCACGGCGACCTTTCGAGTGCGCCGACGAACGCCCATCACCAGGAGCCGACTGCGGGCACAGGGATTACCGACGAGGGGACAAATGCGTTCGCCATCTCAGTGGGTGGCGTTAAAGACACTCAACTCGGCGTCGACCCCTTCGTCTACGACCCAGGTATGACCGAGTTCGAGGCTGGACTATCGGACGAGGAGATAAATCGTATCGTCCTCCAGAGTGGGGAGTCGCTCGAAGTTGAACGCATCGAATTCCGACAGAAAGGTGGCGGGTCGTCCTCAAGCGTGAGTGTTGACGTGCGGGATGTTGACCGGAGTAGTACAGTCGGGTCCCAGACGCTTGGCGGGACGACGAAAGACCCTGGTGAGGCAGGGCCAGGGAGTACAGTTCTCATCCGAGTCACGAACTCAACTGGTTCAAGCATCACCGCCGCCCCGCGTGTGCAGGGCTACATTACGGGGGTGGTTAGTTCATTTCTTGACTTTTCTGGTTTCGACCAGTCGTTCCCCTACTCGCCGTCGATTGCGGACGGTTCAATAACCTTCGATACGGTTAATTCGACGGCGTTCTCGAACGCGCCGGGTCTGACAATTGACCAGGATGCTTCAACGGGAGGAAATGAGCAGCTTTTCGCAGTCACGAAAGATATTGATGTGACAGGTAAATCCGCGCTGGAGTGTGTCACAGACTTCACCAGAGATGGGTCATTTGACTCATTACAGATAAAACTCGGCGGGCAAACGCTCTATGACAGTGCATCCGCCCACTCGTTCACACAGCGGTCGTTTGATATTTCTGGACTCAGTGGGACACAGACATTAGCAATCGGTCACATCGTGAGTGGGGGCAATACAAGAGAGCCAAAGTCGATAGTGACCGAACTGGAGTTAGTATGAGCCACTGTTATCGCATCCGGGCAACCCCGGACACGACAACGCGAGGGGGCTAAGATGACCCGGCACACCCGCCGCTGGTTCATCGCCGGCCTGCTCGCCGTGCTCGTAGTCACGCCGGTCGCACTCGGGGCGCTCTCGGACCCGGCGGCCAGTCCCGGCATGAGTTCCTGACTCGTTTTGCGACAGTCCCGCTGGTGGCGGTTTCTCTCCTGTTCCAAAACCGACAGTGGCGACACTCTCAGTCGTCGGTGTCGCTGTCGTCGAACCAGTCAGCGAAGTCCTCGAACCACAGCTGAGGGAACTCCCGCGACTGTGCTCGCAAATCGGAGTTGAGGGTGGTCCTACTCATCGTAGATGCATCCCTCGTGGTCGGCCATTGAGTATATCGGCTCCCCGCACAACGGGCACACACCAGAGAACGCGCGTCCACCGCTGGCGCGTGGGTGTTCAGTCATCGCCACCCTCCGGCTCGTCGAACGCATCGAGCGCGGTCTGTTCGTCGTCCCATCGAGGATCACGCAGATGGGTCTGGCTACTCATCGGTGGCCTCCGTGTCTCGGGGGTCGTCAACGATTACCCACAACGCAGTAGGTTTGTGTGCATACTCAATACAGTCAGCACTCTTGAGCTTGTCCAGCCGTTTCGTGACTGTCGCCCGCGTCGTCTCTGTCCAGTCGACCAGTGCTCCTGTCGTAGCGCGCCCGTCAACGAGGTGGTTGAGTATCTCGTCCATCAACGGGTCAACGCGAAGGCCCGCACGGGTCGTTCTGTCAAGAAGTTCCTCAGGTTCACCTCTGTCGTGTCTGTGCGGGTCTGTATAGTTCGGTGACGTTTTAGAATTTAATAACTCAAATCGGTCTGATAGACGTTGGAATGCACTCCGTTCCTTCTCGCTAAGGTCCTCTACCCCAGCCACATTGATAATCTGCATCTTCGGCTCATGGTTGTCGCGTTTGAGTTCATCAACCCACCCCGCAAGTTCAGCACTGTGTGGTGCGTGGATGTGCGATTTTAGACGCTGTTCTGGGTTCCGTGTTGCACCGACGTACCGTACCTCATCAGTTCGAGGGTCGGACAGGGTGTAGACGTAGCCGGTTTCAGTCGTCATTCCTCCAGCACCTCCGACCAATTCGGTTCATCTTCAAGTTCGTACAGGCCACTGCCGAGGTTCTCGATGTGTCCAGCCTGAGCCAGCTCACCGAGTCGGTCGCTCACATACTGACGCGAAAGGTCAGTCTCGTCAGCGATGTTCGTGGCGAGGTTGCGGCCCTCTCGGAGTGTTCTGCATATCTGTTCGTCGGCGGGTCGATAGCGCATGGGTGTTGGTAGAGCCATGACGATTGTATATTCTTTCCACGCCACTATATGCGTTACGGTGTATGCCCGATACTATACAATGTAAAGATTAAAGTACTCCCGGTCCCTACATGGTAGTAGGCAGGGAGCATCGAAGCGATGCCCGGCGTCGGAGCGCC